TACTAGAGAGAACATAAACTCTAGTAGCTCAGTGGTAACATCAGGCGCTAATTGAGACTATGACGAAAACAATTAGCAGGAGAAACTGATGTTAATTCTTGATGTTGATGCGATGTTGCTTAGTCATTTGCCAATCTTGATCACATTCGTGAATGATGAAGTGTGAAAGATGCGCATGTTCTGACAATTTAGAAAACTTGCGAAAGTCAGACTTTACACGTCCGATATGCTTATCTTCGCAGTGCATGATATCTTCGTAAGTACCATCGTGACGAACTAGTTTGATGGCGATTTTAGTAGGGAATTGAATTACGTTAGTCATAGTGATTCTCTCTTTCGTTGATTACTTAATTACATTACACTGATTCGTTACATTTGTCAAGTGTTATTTTACTTCTTGCTAACGCCAAAATGATTATCATCTGCATCAATGAAGCCAACAATGAAACAGTCATCGTTCTCATGAGCGACTTTGAAAATACGTTCCATATCTGAATCTGTTTCGCAGTTAACAGTTAATTTCTCGTTAGTGCTGATTTGGTCAATTAGGATAGTTACTGGGAAGTTCATAGTGATTCTCTTTTCTGTTGTTTTGTTTAACTTATACAATCTTTATATAGTGATTCGTTACATTTGTCAAGTCTTTTTTGTTTTATTTTTGATTGCAGCCCAATCTTTTTGATGCTGTTCAGACGCTAGTTTGCTTGCGGCTTCAAACTCAGCAATCATCTTTGCTTTAAGTTTTTCGTCTTTACAAGTTGCAATAGCGTGAAGTAGATTTACTGTAGACATAGTGATTCTCTTTTCTGTTGTTTTGTTTAACTTATACATTCTTTATATAGTGATTCGTTCTATTTGTCAAGTTGTTTTTCTAAAACTTTAGCAATGCGATTTAGATTCCACGCTGTTGATTTTTGTTGTTGAATTAATTCTGCAAGTAGTTGTTCAATGTTTGTCATTTTATTTTCCTGTATTGTAAGTTAGTTGTAGACTACGCATTAAGCGTAGTCACTTAGCATCATTTCTTCCCAAAGATCAGCATCAGCATCGAACTCGTTGTAGTAAATACAACAAGCGTCAAGCATACGAAACGAGATACGTGCAAAGTTTTCAGCATTGTTAACAAAGAAGTCGATGATTTCTTGACTTGCTTTTTCTGACATTGCATGTGTCTTGAAGCACATGATTGCGTTGTTCTTGTGAAAGAACTTGATGCTCTCGATTTCCCAAGAGTCATGCTCAAAACCTGCTTTGATATATGTGCAACGATTACGAACAGCAAGCATTGCTTCTTCTTTGTCAGACTTAACATTTTTGACGTTGATGTGCATATTTGAAATCATAACAACTGTTCCGTTAAAAACAAAGTTGTTTGGGATATCTTTTTGACGAAGTGCATTAGACATCTTTTCGTAGTTAACAGTTGTTTTAGAGTCAGCACTGTCAAGAGCGGCACGAAGAATGTCAAGACAATCATTGTCTTTAAGTAATGCATCTGTATCGTCAATAACAAGCACAGAGTCTTTGTGACGCATTTCATACAAGAATGAATACAGATTGATGGCACTACAAGTCCCATTTACTTTTTTAATGTTGATGTTTTGATTTGACTTTAACACACTCATAACAGTGGTAGTCTTTGCACTACCTGCTTTTCCGTTAACAAGAACGTGACGCTTGCCTTTAGCGGCAAGAGAAACTTTTGCTGAGAACATTTTGTAGTGCTGATTTAGAGCAGTGTCGATTTCTGCTTGTGTAAATTGTGTTGCGTCAGTAGCGAACATTTCATTTAGATTTGTCATAGTGATTCTTTCTTAGTTAGTTAATAGTTAGTAGTATCTCTTGACTACTCTTATAATATAGAGTGATTCGTCTTATTTGTCAAGCATTATTTTGCGATTTCACGAAAATAATCTGAATTATTTTTGTCGTCACAATATTTACGAATAGTGCTTCCTGCATCAATAGAATTTGCAACTGCGGCTTCTTGTGAAGAAGTAAAAGCACCTAAAGGTGTGTGCCAAATAAATTTTGCTTTTCTCTTTGCACGTGACTTAGCAGACTCACGCATCTTAGCAATTGTTTCTTCTGAATGACGATTACCGATTCTAGACTTTCGCATATTCGCACGATGTTCTTTTGATAACTTTTTTCCACGATATCTATCGCCTATAATATTACGTGTTTTCTGACTAACAGCATGATTCATCGCAGACATAGATTGTAACATACGTGTCTGATCAGATACAACACGAGTCTTGAAAACAGGCTCAAGTGTTTCTACTTCTGTATCATCTACATAATTAAAAATATCTAACATAGTGATTCTCCGTTGTCTCTAACTTATACACTCTTTATAAAGTGATTCGTCAGTATTGTCAAGCGTTATTTCATCGAATTTATCATTATTTTTAAAAGCATAAATAAGTATATAACACTCGTATAAGACCGAGGCAACACTCTAATGGAGGCAGACTAATGACTGATGAAGATCAGGTAAATGATGTAACTGAGACATCTGAAAATAATTCTCTGGATAGCAATGAAAATCGTGGTTTCTCACAAGATGAAGTCAATCGTATTGTAGCTGATCGTGTCGCACGTGAACGTAAAAAGTTCGATGGTGTAGATGTAGATCAATACAAGAATTGGCAACAGCAAGAAGAAGACCGCAAAATCGAGCAACAAAAACAACGTGGTGAGTTTGAAAAGATTTTGAAAGAACAGGCTGATAAGTTCAGCAATCGTATTTCAGAACTTGAAGGCACACTAACAAAAGAAAAAGTAGATGGAGCATTGTTAAATGCGGCATCTAAAAATCGTTCAGTTGCTCCAACTCAGGTCGCAGACCTATTGAAGAATCGTGTTCGTTTAAACGAACTAGGGCAGTCAGAAGTCATCTCAGATGATGGCACACCACTGTATAAAGACGATGGTTCTCAAATGGGCGTTGATGATCTAGTTAAAGATTTTCTAGCTACTAACCCACACTTTGCAGCACCTAGTGCATCAGGCACAGGTAGTACAGGTAAAGTTGGAGGCGAGATGCGTTCAAATGATTTGGATGTATCTAAACTAGATATGAGCAACCCAGACCACAGAGCGAAATACGCAGAGTGGAGAAAAAAGCAGGGTATGCTTTAACTTAACGCCAGAATAGGAGAATTATCATGGCTAACTCAACAACAACTACATTAAATGATCTGTTACCGTCAATCGTAGCAGAAGCAATGTTCCAAGCACAAGAACAATCAATCATGCGTAACCTAGTGAAAAACTTCACAATGGGTAACAACAACGGTAAAACAATTACTGTTCCAAAATACGCACCAGTAACAGCTATCGACGTAGCTGAAGGCACAGACCTAACAGTAGCAGGTGAAGCAACACTAACAACTGACTCAGCAGTTCTAACTGTATCAGAAGTAGGTGTAATGGCAACTGTAACTGATCTAGCACTACGTACATCAGCATCAAACGTTGTAGCAGATGCAGGTCGTCTAATGGGCGAAGCAATTGCGAAGAAAATGGATCAAGACTTGATCGGTGAATTCGCAAACTTAGCGGCAACAATCGGCAACGCAACAACAGCAATGTCAGCGGCACAAATGTTTGAAGCAGTAGCAAAACTACGTAACAATGGCATCTCAGGCGCAGACATCTTCTGTGTTGTAAACCCATTAGTTGCATACGACATGAAATCAGGTTTGTCAAACACATTCGCAGGTCACGCAGGTGATTTGTCAAATGAAGCACTACGCACAGGTTATGTAGGCACAATCGCAGGTGTTCGCATCTTTGAATCTGCAAACGTTCCACACACAACTGGTGACTCAATCGGCGGTATTTTCCATCGTGATGCACTAGGTCTAGCAACAATGCAAGACATCCAAATCGAACAACAGCGTGATGCATCACTTCGTGCAAACGAATTGGTAGCAACAGCAGTTTACGGTCACGGTGTTCTATATGACAACTATGGCTTTGCAATGTCAGCAGACTCAACACTAGCAGACGCATAAGTTTAACTTAATAATGAGAGAGGGGAAATTCTCCTCTCTTACTTGCATACTAGGAGAACGCAGATGGTAATGTCAACCGATGACAATTTAATAGAATATCAAGCAGACATCTTAGATTACGGTATCGATGATTTCGAATCATATCACGCTAAAGCACGTGAAGACATTTTGCGCAAGTTACGTGCAGAGTGGTGGGTGCGTTCAAGAAATATGACTAACTTTGATATTTCTCGTTCTCTACCAAGTTTGGAAATGGATGCAGATCGTTTAACAGAATCGCAGTTCACACGTTGTGCGTGTTATCGTGTTCTTTCAGAATACGCTCTACCACAATTAACAAAGTGGAATGCAAGTGGTGACGAAGACAAGTTTCAAGTTATGATGATGCACTATCGTAAAAAGTATGAAGAAGAATTTAACAACATCTTACAAGATGGTGTAGAATACGATTTCAACAATGACGATACAGTATCACAATCAGAGAAACAACCATTCCATACACGTAGGTTAATTCGTTAATGAAGATTAAGATTCACACTCGTGACCTTGATCGTTTTGTCGCTTCTTACAAGCGCAAGCTAAAGAGAGCAATTCCAAAAGCTCTAAATAGAAGTGCAGAGAAAACAGTAGAAACTATTGTTGACAGAACAAGTAGAGGCGTAGGTTTACTAGGTGGTTTTAAACGCTACTCACGTGACTATGCTGATTACAGAAAAGAAAAAGGGCGTGGAACAAAACCAGACTTGAATTTTAGTGGGCGTATGCTTTCTAATTTGGGTGTAGAAAGAGTTAACAACACAAAAGTTAAAGTTGCTTTTTCACGTAAAGAAGAAGAAAACAAAGCCAAGAACGTAGGTAAGAAAAGACCGTTTGTTGGTGTAAGACCACAAGAAATGAAATTCATAACAGATGCATTTCGTAGACAACTTGAGAGAGACTTATGAGTAAAACTAGTTACAGAGAAAATATTGCAAAAGATATTGTCAAATCGCTTAAAAGCATCAAGTCAATCAAATTTGTGACACGTGATGTTTTTGAACCAGATGAAATTAGTGATGCTCAAATTCCCGCAGTTCTAGTGCAAAGTGGTTCAGAATTAAAAACAGATATTCACATGGGTTATTCACGTGAAGGGACAATCGAATATATTCTTACAGGTTTCGTTAAAGGTAAGTATCTTGATAGTGCAAGAAACAAAATCTTAGATGAGATTGAAGAGAAATTATATGAAGATGTATCAAGAGGTGGATATGCCATTGATACTTTAGTGACGGAAGTGAACACTGACGAGGGTGTTCTTTTTCCATTAGGTGCGATACAGATTATTGTTCGTATCCAGTATATTCACCATCAAGGTGATTTAGATAAAGGCTAACAGGAGAAAACAATGGCAGTTATTACAGGTAAAGATGGTAGCGTAGCAGTAGGTTCAGCAGGATCAGAAGTAAACGTTACAAAGATCACATCGTGGTCAATCAGTGTCGAAGCAGACACACTAGAGTTCACAAACTTTGGGTCAGGTGGTTGGAAAGAGAACATGGGTTCTTTGAAATCATGGTCAGGTTCAATCGAAGGTTTTGCAGATACTACGCAAACAGCAACAATCGAAGTTGGCACAACAGTGTCAGTAGTTCTTGTTGAAGGTGGCGCAGGTTCAGGCACATACACAGGTGAGGCAATCGTTACATCTAAATCAGTAGATGCGGCAACAGCAGAACTTGTAACAGTATCGTTTGACTTCACTGGTTCAGGCACACTGACAGAAACAACAACATAAGAGGTAATAGATGAGTGTAATTGCAAATGCTAAAGGGCATTTTAAAACTAAACTAACAGACAAACTTGAATGCATTGATGTTCCAGAATGGGAAACAAAAATCTATTTCAAGGGTAGCGCAACTCTGAAACAAACAGAGGAAGTCGTTGCATTACATCGTGAAAATAAAATGGCGGAAGCATTAGCACAAACACTAATCTCTCGTGGTTTAAAAGAAGATGGTAGCAAAATGTTTACGGTAGCAGATAAGTTCGACATTATGAACAATGTTGATCCATCAGTTGTTACACGAGTCGCTACAACAATTTTAAATAGCGATGCATCAGAAACGGATGAAGTTGAAAAAAACTAGCAACGGATGCTGACTTATTTTTCTTGTTTCAGTTAGCAGAACATTTGCATAAAACTGTTGATGAAATAATGGAAATGTCGGCATCCGAACTTCAAGGGTGGGGTGCTTACTTTAAAATAAAAGAGAAACGGAGCAAGCGACATGGCAAACGCTAATATTCAAATTGAAATCACGGCACTTGATAAAGCTAGTAAGAAACTAGACAATATATCAAGGTCGCTTAATCCAATGAGAGGCAAGGTAGGTAAAGTAGGTAAAGAGTTCGACAAAGTTGATAAGAGTATCGGCAAAGTCAACAAAAGTACTGGCGGTCTTAAAAAAGCATTTGGTGCTTTAGCAGGTGCGGCGGCGGCAGTTGGACTTGGAAGAATGGCAACAGATGCTATTAGTGCTTTTACTGGATACGAAAAACTACAAGTTCAACTCGAAACATATCTTGGTTCACAAGAAAAAGCAAACAGTGAAATGGCAAGACTTCAAGACCTTGCTAACTCACTACCACAAGATTTAGCAGACATTACTGGCGCATTCGTAACACTTACACGTGTAGGTGTTGATACAAGTAATGATTCTATCACAGCACTATCAAACGTTGCTACCGCAAACGCAAAAGACTTTGACCAACTTGCAGAAGCACTAGCAGACTCACTAACAGGTGAGTTTGAACGACTAAAAGAATTCGGTGTTAAGGTATCAAAAGAAAATGGTCAGTTTGTTGCAGACTTTGGTAAGGGCAATAAACAAGTATTTAATTCAGCAAAAGAAGTTACTGACGCAGTTATTGCGATGGGTGAAGAAGGTGGACGTTTTGGTGATGCGGCTAAAATCAACGCAGGAACACTTTCACAATCATTCTCAAACTTAAAAGGTGCGGTGTTCGAAGCACAAGTTGCGTTTGGCGAAGGTGCTAAAGGCGGCATGAAAGAATTCACAGAAGCACTTACTGCTCTTGTGCGTGATAATAAAGGTTTGATTACAAGTTTAGGCGAAGGGCTTGGTAGTGTTCTAGCGGCATTACCAGATGCGTTTGTAGCAGTTCAACAAGTTATGCAAGACTTAGAACCAGTATTTAAACTTCTTGGAACAATTGCAAATGAAGTTGTTATTCCACTAGGTAAATTAGCATTTGAAACACTTGTCGGTCTAGCATCAGCAGTACAACCAGTAGCAGAGAAATGGATACCTATTTTAAGAGATGCTTTCGTTGAAATTGCAGGTATTATTTCTACAGTAGTAACTAGTGCATTTGAAGGTATCAAAGTAACTATACAAGGTGTTATGGACTTTATCACTGGTGCTGTAGAAACAGCAAAAGCGGCATGGGCTTTTGTAAGCAACATTGCTGATTCAGTTAGAGATGCAACAAAATCAGTTGGCGACAAAGCAAGTGAAATGGGCGGTGCTGTTTTAGATACTGCAAGTGATCTTGGCAGGGGCGCAGTTGAGACAGGTAAAGATTGGTATAACGGTGTAACACGATGGTTTGGTAACACAGAAGAAGAAGTAGTTGGCAATTCAATCGTTCCAGATATGGTAAATGCAGTCGGTAGTTGGATGGACAGATTACCGAGTATAATGTCTGATCCTGCACAGATAGCAGCAAATCAAACAACTGCCGCACTTCAAAGTGTGATGGAAGCAGTTGGCGCAATGCAAAATATGACTCCACAAGTCGCTTCTCCTGTTAGCGGAATCGCAGCGTCAAGTGGTAGCATAGCAAGTAATGTGAACTTCAATATCTCTGGAGTAAATATTGGCGCTAACGAAAAACCAACACTAGAAATGCAAAAGTATATTGAAGGTGTAGCTGTTCAAGTAGCAAATAAAGTTCTTAGACAGAACACAGCATACGGAGGACTAGTATAATGGCGACATTACCACTACAAACAAGAATGTCACTTTCAACAAGTTACAGTTCTACTCCAAGACACAGACTAGTAGAGTTTGGCGATGGATATATTCAAAGAACACCAGTAGGTATTAACTATCAAAGACGCACAATCACAGTAATACACGAAAATCTAAGTCAATCAGATGCGGCTACGCTGATCCTGTTTTATGAAAACAGACATTTATTAGCAGATGCGATTGATATCACAAATAACAATTTGTTAAGAACATCAGGTAAATTCTACTTAGAAGGCTTTGACGTTCAAATGGCAGATGGTGACAAAAGAACAGTGAATGCAACTATGATTGAGGTGTTCGATTTATGAGCTTACCATCAATACAATCACAGAAACTTGTCACTCAGTCAGTAACAGATTTGTATGAATTTGATTTTACAAGGATTGGTGGTAGTGCAAAAGTTTACATTGCATCTGGACAAGAACCGAATGGAAGCGGTGGTTATCAAAAGATTGACATTGCGTGGGATGATGAAACTGGTATTCAAGTATTCGAACACTGTGATTTAACTATTTCAGCTTTACGTGCAGATTTAACTGGTCAAATTGCAGAACCTACTCTTACAATAGCCGCAGAAACATTATGGAATATTACAGGGTGGGCAAATGCAACATCTGGTTTTAGTATGATGGATTATCGTGGTTTGTCAGTTAATAGAAAACGTTTATTCTATGGAACGTATTACAATATGATACCGCAGAGATATTTTGTAAAGAATGTAGAAGAGTTAAATACTAACGCAATCACATTTACACTTACCCCAAGTCTAGGGACAGAAAATGGTAACAAACCAAGCGCAAGAAAGTTGGAGATATAAATGTTTAAAGGTGACGATTTAGGGCAATTTATTAAAACTAAACTAGCGCAACAAATACAAAAAGCACAAATTGGAAACTTTGTAAAACAAAAAGGTGCGCCACCAATTATTGCAAATGTTAAAAATGCAAAACTTGGTGAGAAATCTAAAACAGCAGATGGCATTGATATGGGACAGCAAGTAGATGCAGGTATTATACCGATCATCTACGGACATGTTGGTATGTCTAACACACAGTTTGATTTAGGTCAGAAACCAAGTGATGTTGATGCAGAGTTTGTAACACAAGAAGTTAGATTACCAGTATCAGAAGGTTCAATTTTTGGATTAGCATTTAGAAGTGCTGATGGGGCGAATTATACACGTGATCCGTCTGGATTAGGTGAAAACTTTGTCGGTGGAGTAGCGGGTGACAATGTAGAAAATCTAAAACAAGTTGTTATAAATGATTCTTTTGTAGTTGACCCAATAACATCAGTTGCAAACTTCAAAGACATTAAGATGGAAATGACAAAAGGTGATGGTGGCGGTGTATATCAAAGTGCTACTATCTCAGATTACAATCCACTGCTACAAGAAGAAGATGGCGACAAGATTGAAGCAGTTAATGACCCGACAGATGGTAAACTACTAAATGATCTTGGTGATGTTACAGCGGCAAAAGGCGTTAACAATGTTCTTTACTGGAACACAGCAACAAGTCGTTGGGAAGCAAAGTCGTTTAATGCTTTACTAAATGAAGCAGGTGCTACTTACGATGGTGGTGCAGGTGGATCAGGTGGTAGCGGCGGTTCAGGCGGTGAAGGTGGACTAGGTGGAACTGGTGGTGGTGCAACTAGTGATACTGCTAAAACTTATACACAATACAACCCACCTGCAACACACATTGAAACAACTGGCACACTAAAAACGACAACTACAGTTATAGAACCGACAGGCGTTGGTGCGGCTGTTGTAAGTGGTAAAGGTGCGCCACTACGCAGACTAGATCAAGCAACACCGTACTTTACAACAGACATTGACTTTGCGGATGTAGATGAAACAGTAGACACGATTGACCTAACAACATTCTTCCCAGAAGGTATCTACAAAGAAATTACAACAGTATCTACAGTAGTAGACGGAACAATAACACTATGTGGAACAGAACGTCCGATTACAGGTAGCGGTGATTTAAATTGTTTAACACCAAATGTAGAACTTGCACCAGATGGACAAACATCAACGACTAAGACACGTGTAAATGGCTCAGTTACAGTTTATTATGTTTTAACGACAACTCTATGTGGTCGTGAGTTTATCTTAGACCAAAGTAGTTACACTATTTCACATCTAAAGAATGGTGGTTACAAGCACACAAAAAGTTTAGCACCTATGTCGATGAATGCAGGTAGCGGATCAAAAGAAGATGGAATACCACAACTTAATTCTATCTCTGGTGCAGACGAATGCAATACTACAGTGCTAGATGATTATAACTTTACTAATTATTCTTTGTCAGACTATCTAACAACTTACCCAGATCAAATACTAAAAGCGGCAAACACTGTTAAAGTATATGCTTGGTTCGACAATAGAGCGGCAGATGACGAATACACAATATCTACAGACACATATCTACACGCAGTAGAAGTTGTAAAACCACTTGATGATTTTGATGGTCTTTATAAGCAAGGCGCACTAACACAAAGTGCGTATCAGTTATTCGAACCAGATCACGGATTCAAAGCGTTTATTGCAGATACAGATTCAGATGATTTCGACTTAGACGATAAACGTAGATACACAGATGCTATCACTGGCTCATTCAGTGATACAAGTCCACCAGAACCGTTAGTTGTTCAAGATGGATTAGAATCAACTGGTAGTTCAGGAACATCAGGAACAAGCGGTAGTGGCGGCACAGGTGGTTCAAGTGGTAGCGCAGGAACAAGTGGTTCAGTTACAGTTCCATCAGTTCCAGATATTCCAACAGTAGAAATGTCAAAAGATAGTTCTTACAGTGGCGATGGCGTAGCAGATACAGTTACACTGCCAAGTGTAGCAGTAACAAACGCAGATGCACTTGCAGAGAATACTCTTACAATCAGAGTTCCACAAGGCACAGTCGATGTTGTAAGCGTGGGTGGTTCTGTAACAGCAATCGGTAGAAATACAAGTGCAATGACACTTATCGGAACAGCGAGTAATCTACAAGGAACACTTGACAGTGGATTGAAGTTCTTCTCAACAACAGCAACAACTGGCGATGTAACAATTACATTCTACATCAGTTCTAGTGAAGGTGCATCAGAATCAACTAGACAAATCAGAAGTGAAGCAGTTACAGAATATGTAGCACCAAAATTCACAATAACTGTGACAGGAACTAGTGATGACTTTCAATGTTTTGTTCGTGACAAAAAAATAATGGAAGCAATAACACCAACTGGCACAACATCAGAAATTGCACAGCAAATTAAATCAGCAATTAATTCATATTCAAGCACACCAAACTGGACAGCAACTAAGTCAGGCAATGTCGTAACTTGCACAGCACCAGTTGGAATCGGCGCAAGTTATAACGGTGATCAACCAGATGACAAAGCAAATATTGCTAATCAACCGTGTTCTATCTCAACTATATTTGGCGGTGTTTCACCAAGTCGTGTTACACAACCAAAACAGTCTACAAAACAATTAAAAGGCAAGTTCATTCCTGCACTAGCATTTACAAATACACTAGATGCATCAGATGTTTCATTCTTTCAAATTAAGTATCGTCCAGAACAAGGTGATGGCGAAGCTACATTAAGTGAGATTGGTCTTTATGTCGGTGGGCGTGATCAGTTGGAAGAACCAAATGCAGAACCTAATCTAACTTTTGAACAATGGAAGAACGCAAATTATACTTCTACTAAAGGTTATTCTTCAAACACAGCATGGGTATTTTTTGATTATCTAACTAATACTACATTTGGACTTGGCAACGATATTGTTCTTAATGCGACACAAAAAGAACAACTATACAAAGACATTTACAATGCAGCTGAGTGGTGTGCTATCGCTCCTACAGGTGATATAAATGAAGCTCAAGCATCATTATTTCAAGGGATTATTTACGGCGCAGAATCTAAGTTCGAAGCATTACAAAAAATAGCAGACAGAATGTTTGCAAAGTTTGTTTACTTAAATGGTAATCCAAGATTGATTTTTGACGCTAATTCATATTCGTGGACACGTGGGAGTTATACGCATGTTCCAGTGATTAAGAAATTAGTCAATCAAACAAATTCAGCAGAAACTACATACCAAGGTGGTTCAATTGATAACATCTTTAATGTAGTCAATGTTAAGTTTAATAATCCTGCAAACTATTTTAGATCAGAAGAAGTTCAGTATAGAAATCCAACAAGCATTGCAAAATACGGTGAGCGTGAAACGACATTAGAATTAATTGGTTGCACAAGCAAACAAGCGGCAATGTATCATGGTGCTTGGTATTATGAAACAGAAGCATCAAATAGTGAAACAGTTTCGTACATTGCAGGTTGGGATCATTATGATGTTCTACCAAATGATTTGATTTACTTGAATGACACTCTGCGTGTTGACACAGACACTATTGGTGGACGTGTTGTTTCAGACAATGGCGATGGAACAGTAACGCTAGACAGAGATGCAGGAACAGGTTCAATAGCAATCACAGATAGTTTCGGTGTTGTAAGAACTGGAACAGTAAGCGGCACAACTGCAACCATATCTACAAGTGGACAGGTAGTCATAGGAACTGACACATTTAATGCAGACTTCTCAAACGATGCAGTTTGGAACAAATATAACGGAACATTGTATGGAAACTATCGTGTAATCGCAATTGAAGAGTCAGAAGATGGAATTTATGCTGTTACAGCACAGAAACATGACCCAGATAAATATACTAGAATATGGGCAAACACAGTCTAGCGGAGAAATAAATGGCATTAGGTAAAACAGTATCGTATACACCGTTCAATGAAACGAGTTTTGGATATGGTTCAGATGAAATCAGAGCGGCGCATGGTGAAACTGCATATGGCGGTGATAACACATTTCCAAACGCAACAGATATAGTAAAAGTAACAATTCAACATGGAAGTGGTAATTGGGACACAACAGGTCACTTAGCAACTCCGTCAATCGGAACAGCAGTAGCGACATATCATAAATTACAAGAGTATTGGACAGTTAAAGGTGAGCGTGACGACGTAGACGCTGTTTTAGCCGCAATGTCTTTCTTTCCTGCGGATAAAGCAGAGACAAGACTTTGGAATCCAACACCACTAAAAGACAATCAAACATCTGGGACTTATGCAGATGAAGAACCGCCAACAATCGGTGATACGTCTTTTTCATTAAAAGTGTATAATGGTGCAACTCAAGTATCAACACAAACTGTAACATTCTCCGTAACAGAAGCAGTGTTTGGTAATCAGCGTCCATATTGGTCAGTTGCTCCTACGAATGAAGATTTAAACTCAGCATCACACGATGCAGTTTCAGGTGGGTTACTTGATCTAGGCACAATCTCACATGGCAGTGATACAGAAAATGTTCGTGTAAAATGTCAGTTTAGACATTATGGGGGTTCAGATTATGTAACAACTGGCTCATATGGTGCTATCACACAAGATGAAAACATTTATATTGGCGACAAAAAACCTGCGACAAGTGACAATCAAGAAGCACGTTTTGACTTTACTGGTTCAGTAGCAGAAGCACAAGCATTCTTAGACAATGTTCGCTATTATGGTGCAGGTAATCAACAGACATTTGATATGTTCTTAACTGTAACAGATGGCGTTGTTGGTTCAACACTTACTAAAACTTGTTACTTCTCAGATGCAGTTATTGGCGTGTCTACGTTACCAGATCAAAGTTTTATAGAAGACGGTGATGCGTGGCAAGATTTTGGTATTGTTAATTTTGGAAACATTCAACCAGACGTAACACAATTTTCTTGCACAGTAACATTTGATGCAACTGGACATTCTGGTATTTCTCATGGGTATTTTGGAACAGGGACATATGTAGATGGACAACCACTAACAACGACACGTTCAACTCTAGCAGAACTAAAACAGGATTTAAGACTTCTAGAACTTTATATGGAACAAGATTTTAACACAAGTTATACTTTGACTGTTGATTTTACATTTAGTAATCCTACTCTTGGAACAAGTTACACTGCTACTCAACAATCAGTTGCGGTATCTGGCACTCCAACAGAAGAAGTATCTAATTTAAATACAACACACAGTTGGACAGAAGATCAACGATATGACTTTGTAGACTCTAAAACACCACAAATCATTCACCCAAGAAACGAACAGTTCGATGTTATCTTTACACTAAGTGATGCAAATGCAGGTGTATTAGGCAGACACGTTACGTCTGGCACAGCGTTCTTTACACCTTCGTATGGGACATCAGCACAGTATAAATTACAAGGTACACGTGATGAAGTTAATGTAGCATTACAAAATCTATTCTTTGCTCCTAATCCAGATTACGATGATGATTTTACAATCGCATTTACAGTAGACAGAATAAGTGGCGACTTGACATTCGCACAGCAACAAACTGGTTCATTTACGATGAATGCAGTAGCACTTGCAGATTTTAGTTTTCCGTTAACTAACCCAGAAATCAATTGGGAAAATAACGTATCAATTAGTTTCAATAGTGGTTTGCAAATTACAGACACAGCAGACGAATACGAAGTTACTCCTACATTTGAATCAACATACACAGTTGTAGCTAGATTAAAAATTGATGGTTCAACATTTACACATGGTGTTCTTACAACTGATTTAACTGATGAAATTACTATTCTTAATGATCGTTCAAATGAAATAACCATAACTGGAAGAAAAAACAGTGTAAATCCAGTTTTAAGAAGTCTTAAATTTATACCAGACCCATTGTATGATGAACTACATGATTTTTATGTAGAATATCAAGTAACACGTGATGCAGATAATGTTGTATTAGAAGGTGTAGATTTCTCACCAAGTGTAAGAACAGACTTTAAGAACCCAACAATCACAGCACCATATTTTGTTAATGCACAATTATTTGATTGGGTAGAAGATACACCATTAGAATTTGATACTCAATTTAGTATCACAGAAGAACTTACTGAAAACGCAGATTACACACCTGCTAACGGATATGATAGTTGGTATGGCAGTTGGTATAAAGTAACAATTCGTGGAAAGTATTGGGATGGTTCAAACGCACAAGAACTTGCAGATATAAACTTTACTACAACTACAGAACCAAATGCAAACTTATTGGTAAGTGGTAGTGGAACAGTTTCAGACCCTCTAATATTACAAGGTTCGAAAGCTGAACTTAACAAAGCATTCGCAACGATGAAAATGACACCGACTACCCCAGACTTTACTAACTCACCAGAGACTAATGGCACTTTCTGGTTTGAACATAAATTAGAGCGTATGCGCAATAACAGTAGTATCATTAATTATAATGAACAACTAGGGCGTTTCAATGCAGGGACAGATAAAAGCGAATATAAAACTACTTGGACAAATGTAAAGTATACAGAAGATATTCAAAATCAATCTATCTTTGCACACCTCGATGATTTTATTCAAGATGGCGCAGGTGATCTATTCGATGCAACATATGATGTAACTATCGAATTAGCAAATGAACTAACAGGTAAGTTTGTTCCTTATGTTGAAGAAGGGTATCTAGAAGACGGTGTGTCAATTTTCGTATCAGATTATGCAGTTCGTTTAGTTGGTTCTAAAGCAGAAGTAAATGCGTCAATCAAAGATATTATCTTTACTCCATTCGCAGATGTATCTGACAATGTAGATATCATCTACACACAAAAGCGCACAGTTAACAACACACTTGTTACACACGCAGATGCAGTGACAGTAGCAACAATGACAGGTATTGATACACCAGAATATGTTATGGGGACGGCTACTGGCAATCTTCAGTTCTTTGTGCAAGATGAGTTTATTCTAGGGTTAGATTTGAGAGAACATACTGAATTATTGTCTCGTAATACCATTGCACCAGATAGACGCGACGATCCGCTTGGTCACACAACGTTAGTTCCAAGGCTAATATCCGAAAACGTTAATATGCAATATGATGCTCCGATAACAATCACAGACACATACGAAAATGGTGGCGAATCTCTATATAAAGTAGTATTTGATGGAGGTAACTTATTTACACCAAAGAATGAAGATTTGACTACATTAGGCGCATCACTAAATATTACTGATACAGGGTGGACAAATAAAACAACATTAAATAATATTTTAAAGAACGGTATATATGTTACTGGCGTAAATGAAGAAAACGCTAATATTCCGAATCATGGACAAACGTTTGAAGTGACGTTTACTGTATATCGTAAAGATGCCACAGGCGTAGAAACTCAAATGTCTGGACACAGAAGTTTAACTTACTATTTTGCAAGTGGGCTGTCAGCATATCTTAATGGTAACAGAATTGACAATCTATCAGGACAAGGCACTGACATTTATTGGAATCCCGATGATGTAATAGAATTTAGACAAAGCAATGGACTTTCTAGAAATGATAAGGAACTTTATGGCAGAATGGTGCATATGGATTATGACACTGGTGTATACTTACATAGCAATATAGCTTTGTTCCATCAGATAACAGATGAGAATAATAACCTTATTTGGGCATACAATAGATTTCATTATCAAGAAGGCTTGGGTTATGCAGTTTATTCACAAGATAGCCAAGGAAATTCAGATTCAGCAGGTAATTTCTTTAAACTAGTTGATGAGTATCATTACGATTACGGTTGGCAAAGTAGACCAGTTCAAATGCAATTTAGAATGTATACTAAATGGGGTGCAGTTTTAACAGTAAATGATAGGCGCACTAATTTTAGAACTGATTGGGCGGCAGACGAAAACAAATCGCTATTATTCGCACAGAATATAGACCCTAACACATAACGGAGAAAACACAATGACTATTACAACAAGAGCAGGTAAAGGTACAGCGTTGACCCACGCAGAACTAGATGCTAACTTTACAGATTTGGGTCTAGCACACGGTGACACTGAAATTAATATTAGTGTTGATGGTGCAACTGTCACTGGTAACGTAGCAAGTAAAACTACTACAATCGGTGATTATGAAATCGGTAGCAACAACTATGCAGTTCATGGCTTTCAAGTAGATGGAGGGGATCAGGCATGGGCAGGTGTTATTATTAAAGAACACAGTGGTTCAACTGGTAAACCAGTAGATAGCTTGGCAAACCCATCATTCAGTTCAATCGTAACAGGTGGCACAGTTGCATCACCAACAGCACTAGAAAGTGGCAAACGCTTGATGAGTATGTTTGGTATGGGAACACTAGATGCGGCGGGAACAACACCAACATTCGCACCAGTAAATATCGTAATGCAAACAACAGAAACACAATCAGCAACTTCTGTTGGTGGTAAGATTACATTCGAAACATCACCAAACGGTAGACTAGAAACTACACAAAGAACACAAACATTATCGCTACAAGACAATGTTGTAACAATCAATCCAGATGGTAACGGAACAATCACAACTGGTGGTAACTTAACACTGAATGACGATGTAAATGTAACTGGTGCAACAACACTAGACGGAAATGTTACACTTGGGGATGCAACAACAGATGTTATCAATTGTAAAGGTCAGTTAAGTTTTGAAGCGGGTTCTGGTGGTTTGACTATGCCAGTTATGAATTCAGCAACAGCAGCTTATCTAGATTCATTGGGCATTCCACAAAAAGGCTCACAATGTATCGTAACAGACGGATCACGTGCAGATGTTCCAATCTATTATGATGGTGCTGATTGGCGTTACTTCTCAGATAGTGCAGTTCTTTCATAATGGCTAAAGACCCAAGACTCACAAAGAATAGATTAGAAGGTTTTAACAAACCTAAACGAACACCTAATCATCCAACCAAGTCACACGTTGTTCTTGCTAAAGAAGGGGATAAGGTAAAACTTATTCGCTTTGGACAGCAAGGTGCAAAAACCAAACCACCAAAGAAGAATGAAAGTCAAGCAGACAAAGATAAGCGTAAATCTTTTAAAGCAAGACATGCTAAGAATATTGCAAAGGGCAAAATGTCAGGTGCATATTGGGCAGATAAGGTCAAGTGGTAACTGCATAAATACTATTAACAACGCAGTTAATAGGTAAAATATGACTTGGAATAGAAGTAGAGAAATGAAGCGAGCATACATCGTCATGAAATTAGACATGCTGCTCGCACAACACCGTGAAATGGGTATCGTAGATATTGAAGAACTTCATCAGTTCATAGCACAGTTTAGACATTTAGATCAAAAGAGACAAAAGATGTATTCTTGGATGGTTGATGAAATGGCTGAACTTTGGGACGCTTTCGATGAGGTCAACGATGTATGAAGTTTTAGACGTGTCAAGAATGATTCGAATAAAATCACCACACGTTAGAAATAGAACCGCACCACCTGTAAAACGTGGAGTTCCTAAACACGAAAACAGAAATTTGTGGGGTGGATTGCTTCTAATAAATGCGGGAACGCCGATTGAAGCATTAAGACTTTTACCAGATGGATCAGAGATAAAATGTTGCATACAAGACAAGTCAGTATGGGAAGTTTACATACCACTAGATTTTAAAAAAAATGTAAAATTATTAGCAAAAAGACTTGATGCTATCGCATTTATGTAATAAAAAAGCCAGTGATGTTTCACTGGCTTTTTACGTTTATTAAAGATGTTTGTTGATATTACGAATTAATGATAATTCACAATAATGGATAATATTATTGCTAATAAGTTTATTAATAACATCATAACAATTTTCTTCGTGTGTAATAAGAAACTGAAGAAATGTAAAATAAGCATAAAAGCTAATTCTATTATCATTTGGTTTTCGCTGTAAAACTTCTTTTAAAAGTGTATGACGATTATCATAATCAAAGTCTTCAACTAAGAATGTTTTTCTTGGATTATTTTCAAACAGTCTATTACGATCTCTGTTATCAAATTTAAACCAACAAGTCAACGCATACATTTTTTCGAATATGTACGGAAGATAATGTTGTTCTTTCCAA